AGTCATGGATACCCCCACTCTTGGCTATTTTGGTCACTCTGGGCTTTTTTGGCATCTTGGCGGGCATGATGACAGGCAAGGTGACTTCTAGTGAGGCTTTGATGATTATGCTGGGTTCACTAGGGACTGCCTGGACAGGTATTATTGCCTTTTATTTTGGCTCATCTGCATCTAGCCAGAACAAAGATGCACTACTTCATCAGAGTACACCCGCAAAATGACTATCCTAACTGAACACTTTACACTGGAAGAGTTGACTTACACCGATCACAGGGAGTTGAACAATGATCCTAGCGAATATGAAAAAGCAAATCTCATGCGCCTGGCAGAGTTTCTGGAGCTGGTCAAAAAACAGTTGGACAACAAGCCAATTATGGTTAACAGCGCTTTTCGCTCAAAAGCTGTCAATGACGCTGTTGGAAGTCGTGATACGTCTCAGCATCGTCTTGGTTGTGCTGCTGATATTAGAGTACCTGGTATGACCCCAGATGAAGTGGTCAAAACCATTATTGCGAGTGACTTACAGTATGACCAAATTATTCGTGAGTTTGATCGTTGGACTCATCTATCTGTGCCTAATAGTCCTAATGACAAACCTAGACTACAAAAGTTAATCATAGATAAAGCGGGGACAAGACTTTATGCCTAGACGCAAGAATCCATCACTATCAGTAGGACGAGGAGAAAAACTCCCAGTATCCAAAGGGGGAGGCTTGACAGCCAAAGGACGAGCAAAGTACAACAAAGCAACAGGGAGCAAGCTAAAAGCACCGCAAAAATCAGGCCCAAGACATAAATCATTTTGTGCACGCTCCAAAGGTTGGACGGGAGAAAGAGGCAAGGCTGCCAGAAAGAGATGGGGATGCAGATGAAAACACCAAAAGCCAAGCGTGGTCTTTACTACAATATCAACAAGAGACGCAAAGCGGGGTTACCAGCCAAGAAACCAGGACAGGCTGGCTACCCTACTAGGGCAGCCTTTAAAGCGGCTGCTAGAACCGCTAAAAAGCGTTAAGGAGCGGGTAATAGGCCACCCTCAAAGAGGTATGTGCCAAAGTGCCCCAGCTGCGCCCACGGTGCTGCCCATACCTTCAGACCAGCCTCTCTAGCCTTCCAGCAGAAGAAGTAGTCCTCGGACAGCAGTCTCTCTGTGCCTGGTTCAATAGCACAGGCAAAGTATTCTGTGATCCACTCTTGCTGTTCTACGCCTTGTCCTATAAAACCTACGTCATTCTTGTACTTGTTGACTACCTTCTTCATGCGTTCAAAAGTGCGTCTCTTGATCAACATGAACCCTGTACCGCCATTAAAGATTTCCACAGGCTTGTCCACAGGCACAGTCACTGAACCTTGATAGTCTTTGAGGTTGATCACTAGAGACCCTGTACGGTTCTTCCACTGGTCTACGGGTACGCCTTCTGCAGCTGCTTGTGCGACCCCAGCCCAGTTGATTTCTTTCTTGGGGTAAATGCCACAGATGATGTCCTTGTCAGACTTGATCATCTTCACAATGTCACCTGGGTGGAACTTGATGTCTGCGTCTATAAACATCAAGTGTGTGTACTGCTTGTTGGTCATGAAAGTATGCGCTAGGGCGTTCCTACCACGCTGTATGAGGGACTCGTTAAACATGGCAGAGAACCCCATGCTGATACCGTTCTGCTGCAGTGCGTGGCCTAGAGTAATTAGGGACTGGGTGAAGTAACCTGTACACATACCACCGTACATGGGGGTGGCTACGAACACGTTGATCTTCTTCTCTTTCTTCTCTGCTTTCACTTCTGTCACTTCTTTTTTCTTACGAGTTGCCATGATTTTTCTCCTTTAGTTTAGCTTCAATGTCTCTAGCAAAGTCATCCATCCACGCTCCATACACAATTCGCCATTCATCACATATTGGCTTTAAATCCTCATCCGTCAGTCCTACCCATGTGCGTTGTGGTTGGGTGTAAACAGGAATGGTGTATTCTTCTTTTGCGCCAGCTTCCACCTCCATAAACAAAGAAGTCTTACAAGCACCGTGTCTGTTCATCCACGCCACAGGCTCATCTTTTTTTTCTAATGCTTCGTCTTTAGCAATAGCATCAACAATAGTGCGTACCATACCTTCGCTAAAATGTTCGCAGAGTAAAATAACTGCTTCGTCTTTAGTCATGTATTTTTTTTCTTTTGGTGTTCCTATCCCTACATCCCCAGTTACAGGGTCTACTCTTAACCTAGTGTCTAACTCACCATTTTCTTTATATGTTGGTAATGGATTCATGTTTTTTCTCCTTGCATTTGTGAAAAGGCATAACACGACCAATCCAGCCAATCAATTCACCACATTTTTGGCAACAATAAGATGGATATTTCATGTGTTTTCTCCTTGTTAGTTAGGAAATAGGCAGACTGAGGGGTATCAGCGGGTCTGCCAGCCACTGTTCCTAACCTCTGGGTTGCCCAGAAGCACCACCCCCACTTGGAGATAAGTAAGACATACCGTCTTCAAATCCTTGTTTATAAGCCTTAGCCATCATCTCAGCACCGAGCACTATGAAATGTCTAAGAGTCTCATCACGTACTTTCCCTTGGAGTTCTTGCTCCATCCAATCACGTAAATCTTCCATCCTGCCTCCCTTACCCTTGCTAGGTATTCAGACTCTTGTATCTTCTTCACCCTTGCAGCCACACCCGTAGATGTACACTGCACCGCCAGAGTCTCCCCCTTCTTAATCGCCAAGATGTCGATAAACCCAAACAGGTCCTGTCTAATCTTGACATGTGGATTCCACTTCTCCACGATAGCGCACAGATAACCTTCCTCTCGCAAGTAGGCTAGAGTGCGCTGTGTGGGTGTCAGAGAACTTGCCATCAGAATGGCAAATCGTCCTCATCACGCTTCCTGTAACCTGTTCTAGGAGCCTGTCTGTAACCAGGAGTAACCTCTTTAGGTTGGTCTTTCTGGAGGTTCTTCTCTTTCGCCCAGGTGTTCTCTTTCACTGAGAGCATAGGTTTACCAGTGCGTGTCTCTTTCTGCCAGACATCAATCTTGATACGCTCCCCTGCTTTGTAATCCATTTTGAGAATCATAGAGCCGTCAAAGTCTGGTGACTGCTCAAACTTCTTATTCTCTGGTGCTGTGTAAAAGAGTATTGCGTATCCTGGTTTCTCTTCAAACTTGTTATCCATGTTGTGTTTCCTTTCTGTGTAATGTGTAACGAGCGTATTCTTTCCCACCCTCTCTAACCATTTTTGTACTGATGTTGTGTCCCTGTTTTCTAAGAACCTCAATATGTGCTGCAAGCCTAAAACTCCCGTATTCTTTGAGTGCTTCTTGTGGCGTGATAGGGGAGTGCTCTAGGTGTTTCAAGATTCTGTATCGCTGTGTTCCAAATCGGGACGTATCAGGGACAGCTCTCGCTTTGGGTCTACATTCACCCCCTCACTTGCCAGTGCAGCCTTAATCTTGGCCTTTTCTATAGAGGTCAGTGTCATCACAAACTCGGTGTTGCAATCTGACAACTGTGCCAGTTTCTCTAGTTTCTGCTCAAAGTCAAACTTGGGTGAACTATTGATGCGCACTGCCATGCTGACATAGCCCTCTATCCACTCTTCTAGGGTGTGGTGAGTAGAGTAGGGTTTATCAGCGTTGGGAACCCAGAGCTTGAAAGCGCCATCTGCGTCTTCTATCACCTCTTGGATGACCTCAACTGGAGCCTGTGGTACAGGAGGCGTGATGTCTCTGGGAGGCGTGAAATCCTGGACTTCTTCAGGAGTGTAGACACCCACGACACACCCTGGGTAAACCGAGCGTATACCCTCAGATACACACCTCGCTCTGAGCATCGCACGGCTGTAGTTTCGCCAGTTGTCTTTGTTGGCGATACCGATGAGCTTGGCCTTGGCAAGCGTCCACGTGACCTCAAGTGAGCCTCCCTGCGGATGGCTAAATACTCCCGTGACCTGCTCATCTTCATATACCTTCCAATTGACTGAACCTCCAGCTTGCTGAAACCTCGCTAACATCGCATCTGCTTTGAGAGCTGGTCTGCCCTGTATCACGTGAAAATCCCTGAGTGCTATAGCAGGGTGTAGGTTCTCTGCCTGGCACAAGAGCATAATCGCCATAGCTTCTTCTGTGTTCTTAAAGCCGAACATCTTAGACTTGGCAGCCACCTCTGCCATCGTCTGAATGTCTCCTATAGGTACTAGATTACTCATATTTGTTCTCTCTTTCTTTCATCATTGCGTCAGCCATTTCATAGGCCATACCAGCCCAAAGCTCAGCTAGTGAGCCATCTGGGTAGTCATCAGGGGGTGTTTTAAAGGTGTTTGGCATTAAGCCCTGTAGAGCCATGCCAGCGAACCAGTCACGCAGTGTCATGCCGTTGTCCAGCTCTGTCACGCCTGTAGTAGGATGTCTGTGGATATAAGGGTATGCGGACTTCATATCACCTCTGCTCCTTTCAGCATTCCTGTTTCGCCATCAAATGTTATTTTTAATTTATTTCCAGTAAACCATTTGCCTTCATCCCTTACATAATCAAAAACAAATTTTGGGTAAAGAACAACATCTGGTTTAGGCTCTGGTTTAACTCTGTATTCGTCAAAGGATTGCCACATAGGATTAGCGCAATCAATCCAATCATGTTGGCCCTTAACTTGTATTACAGCACCATCAGCCCAAGCATGAATTAAGTCTGCGTGTTTATGTTTCATTTCAGTAAGAACCTTCTAGAGCCTGGTACTGGCCTCTTGAACTGCTCATAAATGTCTGGCATAGCCTCTTGAAACAGCTTAGAGTCAAACTTGACACTGGCCTTGGCAGACTTCCATGTAGCCAAAGTCTTGCCGTCTATAGTCGCCAGTCCACCACATTCACCCATATAACCCGTGATGAGGGTCTGTAGAGCCTCTTCTTGGGCTTCTAGAGCCTTGATATTGGCCTTGATGGTACTCAGGGCTTGACAAGCCTCTTCTACGCTCCTAGAGGCTGTTTTAAGGTCTTCAGTGGATACGGGGAAGAGTAGCTTGGCTTGTTCAACAGACTCTGGGGGGTAGGGTTCGTTGGTCTTCACCCTAGCCCAGACATCTGCCATCTTCCAGAGTAGCTCTGTCTTCATCTCTTCTGTGATGTGGAACTCTTGTAGCCAGAACTCTTGTCCTCCAAAGAGGACAGCTAGGTACATGGTGTCAGTCCCGTAGACTAAAGCCTCGTGGACAAGTTGAGCCATATCCGCAGCAGGTATATTTGTGCCCTCGAACTTATTACGCACTTGGGCGTTATAGTTCTTACACTCGACCAGGACAGTCTTGCCTGCAATCTTCCCTGCAAAGTCAAAATGAGAGCGTAACCACGGTTCTTTAGGGTGTGTCAGGGACTCTTCTATCTTGACCAGCTCAGTCTTGAGCTTCTCTTGAGCCAGTCTACCTATCACGGGTTCCATGACATGCCCCATCTGGACAGCTTCTATGTCAGACAGGTCAGGTATAGGCATGATACCGAGCTTGGTGAGGATGACATCATTGGCCTTGCCATTTGCTACCTTTCTGGAGTCACCAGACCATATAGCAGAGTTTCTAGTTTCAGGTGTGAAGTCAGACATGTGTGTTCTCCTCATAAAAACGTGCGTCAGCACCGCACTTCAAGGGGTCTATAGACTCCCTAGAGACAAAACAAAAGAGAAGCTCTGTCTCTTCAGGTTCACCAGTCACCATAGAGATTTTCTGGTTATAGTTGCAACGTGAATATCTTTTGTCAGCACTGTCAGGAGCGACAATATGCTTACAGTCTTTACATAGTTTCATGTTTAAGCCTTTCGATGGTTAGGAAAATATCTACATGTGTAGATGTGTTGAAGTTTACGTTAGATGATTAGTCTATGCAAGTTAATCTTTTATATCCTTTCAAAACATGGGGTCTTTATCATGTAGGGGTCTGCGCTTCTCTTGGGGTTCCGCTTGACCCCATCTCAAGACAGGGTCTAGGGACTGAGGATAGACAGCCCCTGTCGAGGGGTCTACTAGCGTAGCCCTCCAGCGTAGCCCCTAGCGCAGCGCCAGAGGGCTTATACGGGCTTCTATACGTCTGCAAGTCACCCGTTAACAGCAAGGCTTGTGTCACTACCTCTGTCGGCAGTGACATGCCCGTCTTCACCCAATCCAGTAGCACATGTGCCTCTGTCTTGGTCATGTTCAATACGCTTGAGCAGGTACTCAAGCTCTTGTAGTCGGTAAAAGTGACTGGCTTCTCCAGAGTGTTTATAAGCATTTCTCAAGACTCCCCGTCTTTCCTTTAATATTTTTAAAACTTGCATATGCGCCTCGTTTTCACTTGGGCCACGGTTTAACTAACCCGACATAGCAAGTGTCTGGTAGTTATCCACAGGGTTATCCACTGGGGACGGTTCTCTCGTTTATCTAGGTTAAAGGGGTTTTGCCCTTCCAGAGTTTTCACTACCCCGAGCTTACGCAGGAGATACACGCCCTGTTCACCACGTTTATCTGAGTCTGTCGAACCTACATTCTCAAGGGCTGGGTCATAGCCCCGTTTTACGACTAGTCTCGGAAATAAAAAAAGCCACTTAAAGAACCCCCCCTGTCGTGCCCCTGATAACAGGGAGGGAGAGTTTTCCAAGTGGCTTTCAATATTCCGCACGACCAGAATTAAACGGGACTTTAGCAAACCCTCTTGGGGTCTGTCAACCCCATATCAGGAAAACCACTAGGGACACTAGGGCTATAACGCACAGCTGGTAAACAAAGGGCTTATCTTCAGGGGAAATAAGGGGTTCTGATACGAACATATCCCCTCTACCCTGGAAAGCCTCCCAAAGCGTTCTAGGGTGCGTGTGGTGTGTGTCGTTGTGGTCAACGGGTAAGTGTTCTTTTATCATAGTGTTATTTCCTCAATTACTGGTAAGTCCATGATGTGGCCCTGCTCATTACTCCACAAAAATACTTTATTTTTACTAGTAAAACTCCTCATGCGTGGAGGTTTTTGCAGCTCTTTAATAAACAAAGATAACGCTTTTTCTTTTGTTTTTGCTGAGAGTAAAACGGCTTGATGTGTTCCCTCAGTTGCTGAGTTATGCCAAACGCTTATATGATAATTCATGGTAGGACTCCATTAAATAGTGCAACAGCGCACCCGTAAAGGGGCTATATAAGCCCCTTAACAGTTAAGCTGTTACTACTTGCCCGTGCTCGTATACTTTGCCAGTAGCTGTGTCAGTCATGCCAGCACTTAGGAACACGTAAGAATCTCCGTGGTCTAAGCTGGCACAGCGCAAGGGGGTAAATATCCAATTAAGTGAATATTTTTCAACCAATGCCTTAACAGCTTCAAAATGCACCATTTCATAAGAATAGCTGTGGTCATAAGGCACTGTAACGCTCCAATTTGTATTTGGCACAGTGGCCTTGATGCGTGAACTTTTGGTATTGGTTGCACTCAAATACTTGGTAATGATAGCTCTTGACATGGTAGGACTCCAATTAAGTTAATGATGCGGATTGCACCCGTTAACCCTCTTGCAAGGGCTAACAGTTGAAATCAACTAAGAACGGCTTCAATAGGCTTTGAATCGGTACAGATGCACACAATACGCTTGAACTTGGGTGCACCCTCTAAAGTGTGTACAGTCACGTTTTTACCCGTGTGTGTGTAGCTCTCAACTCTCATCTTTTCACCGTGTACGGTAATGATTTGACCAATTTTGTAATTGCCTTTAGGAATGAATGCGAATGTCATAATTAACCCCTTAAACGCTGTATGCGTAAAAATAACCTGGCATGCCGACTTGATGTGCAAACAGTTCGGCTTGATGACGATTCTCTAAAGATTGAATCAAATACTTTGCAAGTGATACAGCCTCATCATTTTTAGTTCTTGCATCTTGAAACGCATCATTAGTCAAATTTGAATTACCAATCATTCGGTAATGTGCACCAATTGATTTGCGTAATTGACGGGCAAGTAAGATTAGATTTTTATTCATTGGTAGGACTCCAATTAGATTACGATGCAAAATAGCATCCCCAAGCCCTCTATAAAGGCTTGAGGCTGTTATTTAAGCAAGTTCGAGGTGAGAATACTTGTTGACGTAATATTCGAATGTACCCCCGTTGCCCGCATCTGGTTTAATACCGAACTCGTTGAGTTTTTGAGTTGCTCTCAACCCGTGTTGTGCCCACAAGAGCATGAGAGTTTTGTTGTTGTCCGTGATTGCATCGTTAAGCATCATGTGAGCAACAGCAACAGAGTTGAGTTCAGAGTTGATAACCTTGAGTGCTTTTTTAGTGATTGTCATGTTAAACCTCTTGAGTTGATTAGGAAATTATGTAAGAGCTTGTCTCTTACATGTATACGATTATCGGGTTATTTGATTATATCTCTATTAGTGATAACCCTATATTAGTGTAAATATTGTGTAAAGATAATGTGTAAGTGTGTTGTAAGTATTGAGGTGATATACTTATATAAAGAAAGAGGGTATTTGTGTGGTCATGTCTTTATATATTAAGCAAGAGCATGGCCAATCAGTGTGAGACAAAGAGGGTATTGCACCTCTCGCTCACCCATGACCATATATAGGGACACCATGCCAAGCCCTGTATCGCATGCCAGAGCGTGTCATCAGAGCATGTCTGAACATGGAAAGGGGAAAGGGCTTGTCTCATGTAAGAGCGCATCTAGACATGTTGCAGCAGGTCATGTGATGGGACTTGGATGCTGTGTGGGCGTGCACTTCACATCTCGCCCCCCCCAAATAAATTTATGTTTCCCGCAGTTGCCACTGATTGACGGGCTTGAGCTATGTAACTAACCATTGCATAGCTCTTTTTTTACGTGTATAGTAGCGTTATTAGTAGAGGGAGTGATATGGTTACAGAACTAGCGATAGAGAAGAAGATAAGTATACCGTTGCCAAGAGTGGTGTATGCGTATCCGTATGAAGAGATGGATGTGGGGGACAGTTTTACTGTGCCTGTGGAGGCGAGGCAGAAGGTGATGAATGCCAACTACAGGGCGAGTAAGAGATTGGGGTGTAAGTACACGTGTAGGACCGAGGGTGATGTGGTGAGAGTATGGAGGACAGCATGAGCACAGGCGGTAAGGTGAAGAGTTTTCCTAGTGAACAATTTGTGTTGACGGGCAGTCACAAGTTGACGGCTACGGACTTGTTGGACCAGTACATGGTTTGGAGGCTCAGGGACACGATGAGTGACTGTCAGTCTTATGGGGAGTTGGATGATGTGACGCTGGCCTGTAGGGTGTTATTGAGGTTTATGGGGGAAAATATTGAGTAATCTCTTGTGGGAGGATGAGGACGAGCTTAGAGAGCTGTGTAGGGCTCTTTGGGTGAGGCTTTGTGTCACGCAAGCGGAGAGAGAAGTTTTGGTTGCAGAGGCTATTGAATATGGATACAGAGAAGGATATGCAAGAGCAGTTGTACAACTCTCGTATGAAGCTCAAGAGGGAGATGCAGCGTGCCATACAGTGCATTAAGCCCAGTAGCAAGAGGAAGTTAGCAGCCGAGTGGAAAGAGAAGTATTCTGAGTTGTTTTACAAGGAATTGATTTCTTGTGCTAGAAACAAAGATGTTAAGCACGAGATAGCAAACTGGACAGAAGAAAGGATGGGTAAACCCGATGGCTACTGAACAAGAAATAATGGATTTACTTGAACAACAAAGGTATGCAGATTACCGCCAGAAGTTGTTGCAGAGAAACTTGGCTTATTCTCAACCCAATTGGCAACAGCAGATGACCCAGTTGAGTCCTGAACAAGAAGCAGCGTTTACCCAATGGGTGCAAGCCAATCAAGTTCCATACAATCCTAATGACAAATACCCTGATTACGATATGAAAGGTTATTATTTGTCGTTACAACAGGGACAAGCTCCCCAGGCAAGCGTCAATACCACTGACCAACAATTGCATTACCCAGACACGTTTAAAACGCCTTACCATGAGTCTTTTAGCAAAGAATCTCAGTGGGCTACGGAGGGTGCTCCTGAGTGGCAAGGAGAGCGTTTGGTGGCCCCCAGTGGTGAATTGGTGTTTGAAACTCCAAAGGCACAAGAGTGAACTTTAACCTCAAGAACTTTTATAAGTTTTGTTCAGAACTCAAGATTGAGACTAAAGAGGAGGGCCTCAAGAAAATGGGTAACCTCTTGGGGACTCAGACGTATGTAATGGAAGAGATGACGAAAGGGTTGGCTGATGACGTACATTTTTTCGTTATTCTTAAGGGTCGTCAGTTGGGTATTACTACTGTTAGTCTGGCTCTTGACCTTTATTGGCAGTTTACCCATCCTGGTTGGCAGGGGACTCTTGTTGCAGACACAGAAGAGAATAGAGATATGTTCCGCTCTACTCTGGCAATGTACATTGAAGGCTTACCCAAGGAGTACAAGATTCCTTTGGTGGCCCACAATAGAAACCAAATGGTTCTTAAGAATCGTTCTAGAATCTTTTACCAAATCGCTGGAAATAAGAGTCGATTGGGGCAAGGTAAGGCTATCACTTACTTACACGGGACCGAGACAGCCTCTTGGGGAAATGAAGAAGGACTCGCTTCTCTCATCGCCTCGTTAGCTGAGAAGAACCCTGAGAGACTTTACATGTTTGAGAGTACGGCTCAGGGCTTTAACATGTTCCACGACATGTACAAGACGGCTAAGAGAGCCAAGACACAGAGGGCAATCTTCTGTGGCTGGTGGCGTAATGAATACTATTCAGTCCCTGCCGACTCCAATATCTACAAGGTGTACTGGGACGGCAAGTTAAAGGGTGAAGAGAAAGAGTGGGTCAAGGACATCAAGAAGCTCTACGGGGTGGAGATTAACTCTAGACAGATGGCTTGGTGGCGGTGGAAGATGGCTGAGGGCATCAAAGATGAAAGCCTGATGTACCAGGAGTTTCCACCTACAGAAGATTACGCTTTTGTGATGACAGGGACCAGTTTCTTTTCTAACTCAAGATGCACAGACGCTGCCAAAGAAAGTAAGAGGGTTTTGTATGACGGCTACCGTTACGCTTTCGGTCAAATGTTCCAAGACACCGAAGTGCTCAAATCCACAGAACGACTGTCCACTCTTAAAATCTGGGAAGAACCAGTCGATACAGCTTACTATGTTATTGGAGCAGACCCTGCTTACGGAAGCTCCGATTGGGCAGACAGATTTTGCATACAGGTGTTCCGATGCTATGCTGATGGTCTGGACCAAGTAGCTGAGTTTGCCACCTCTGAGATGAACACCTACCAGTTTGCGTGGGTGATTGCCCATCTGGGCGGTGCGTACAAGAACAGTACCTTGAACCTTGAGATTAACGGCCCTGGTCAGGCGGTCATCAATGAGATGAAGAACTTGAAGAGACAAGCAGCCAATACCACTGGAGACTTAGGTCGTGGACTGGAAGATGTCTTGGGAAGCATGACCAATTACATCTGGAGAAGGAACGACTCAATGACGGGTCCAGGCAACTCTATGTACTGGTTAACCACTGCTAGTAGCAAGGAGCGGATGCTCAACTACATGAAAGATTATTTTGAGCGTGGCATGATGAACATTGTCTCGATGGACACTTTGGATGAGATGAAAGGCATTGTCCGTGAGCAAGGGTTTATTGGTGCGCCTGGGCGTGGCAAGGATGACAGAGTCATAGCCTGTGCACTGGCTGTTGCAGCGTATGCCGAGCAGTTGCAACCTAGACTTTTACAGATGAAGATTACCCGTGAGGTCAGTAGGTCACAAGAGACGATGACACCTGAAGAGATTGCTGTTGGCAAGAATGTTTCTAATTACCTTAAACACATAGGCATCTATGGAGCATCAAAACGTCCTTCTCCCCAAAGCTGAACTTAAAAGGCAGATTAAACGCTTTTTAATGGACAAGGATAGGGGCATATCCATCCCTCTCTTTGCGGACCTCTGTGGCCTCTCCAGTGCCCATATCAGGGATGTATTCTTAGAGGAGTGTCAGCCCCTGACAGAGTTGGTCCAAATAAGGGTGAACAAAGCCTACAGAGAGTGGAAAGAGGGGCGTGTGCGGGTGATGAAAAGGCGGGATAACACTCGGTATGTGGACTATCGAAAAGAGGCGTACAGCCCCCACATGCCCAGTCAGAAGCTGGTGATGACCAGAGACGGGATTAAATTGAAGGTAGGTATGGCAAACCGTCACGACTACAGTGACAAAAACTTAGATGAAAGAGGGTAAAAATGGCAATTCTTAGAGACTACTTTTGTGAAAGTCACGGCATATTTGAGGCTTGGGAACCCCAGTGCCCTATGAAAATGTGCAAAGCACAAATATCCATCGTGCACTTAAAGCCTGTAGGAACCAGAAGTGATAGAACAAAAAAGGCAGATGAAAGCCTAAAAGGACTTGCCAAAGACTTTCAAATGACGGATATTAAGAGTACCCGTGCAGGTGAACACCAGACAGGGTATCTCACTAGAAACAACGAACTCACACAGAAAGAGTTGGATTTTGTTGAGGGTGCTCAAGCTGAGAAAGAGCGTCAGATATTGGCACAAGGACCTAAACCACCAGCTCTTCCCAGAGAGGCTCGCCCTGGTGACGCAGCCATGTGGGGTGCTCAAGGCAGTATCAGTATGAACTCTGTGATGGGTGGGCAGTTCAGGCCAGTCAAGGATGAGGCAGTCAGTATTTTGCCCCATCAAGCCTCGCCAACTGGTAGACTAGCAGGTCCGATAGCGGGGAACGGGTCTATGAAAGACCATCAAAACTTACAGGTGGATAAATGAGAATACCGAGTAATGATTTAGACAGAGAAGAGTTTTATCTAGACTTGATTCGTAAATGCACCGTCTCTGTCAACGAAAGAAAGACTGATTACCAAAACCTCCGCTCTTGGTATCTGTTTGGAAATGGCCCTAGTCAAGCTCCTGCCATCTACAACAAAATCTTTCCCCATCTAGACCAGCTTACGTCTTTTCTTTACTCGGCTGAAACCACCAGATTCTCTATCAACACGGGGGCAGCAGTCCCCGACAGTGAACAAGCCAAAGTACCCGTATTGACCCGTGCTCTCAATGATGAGTGGCTAAATAGCAACGCTGACCAAGTGTTCTCTACAGCCACCACTTGGGCACTGGTTTACAACTCTTGTTTTGTCAAACTCATCATGCGTAATGGTGAACCTCACCCCTACGTGGTTGAGCCTCAGTGTATCGGTGTCCTCAGAGAAGATACCACTTACACTGACCGACAAGAAGCCTTAGTACACACGTACTACATTACCAAATCAGAACTCTATGACCGCCTCTACAACCATCCTAGACGGGATGCAATTGTCAAACGCTTGTCTCTGGTAGTCCATGAGAGGACTGAAGTGGCTAACGGCATGGAGCGTATCCTGATGTCGCAGACCAATCCTCAGCTCTACGGTAATGTGAACCTCGATTTATCGGGGCAAAACCGTTATAAAGCAATGGTTGCAGAGGATACAGTGGAGATGACAGAGCTTTGGGTGTGGAATGACGATACCCAAGACTACCAAGTGGTCACCAAAGCAGACCCAGACATCATTGTTTACGACCGTTCTGGGGAAGAATTGTTTCTCAAAGGCGAATTACCCTTTGTGCAAATCTGTCCCAACCCCCTTTACGACTACTATTGGGGGGGTAGCGAGGTTCAGCGACTGGTCTATTTGCAGGAATTAAGGAACAACAGACTGACTGATGTACTTGATTTACTATCAAAACAAGTCAATCCACCCACTGCTTTTATCGGTTTTACGGGTATTTCTGAGGAAAAACTGTTCGCTTTGAACCGTGCAGGGGGTCAAATCAGCAATGATATGCCCAATGCCAAGGTAGACAGGCTTCCACCTAACATGCCTAACGATTTATTCTCTGAAATACGGGATATTGACCAAATGTTTGAGGAAGCAAGCGGTATTGGCAATGTTTTACAAGGAAAAGGCGAATCTGGGGTGCGTAGCTCTGGTCACGCCTCTCAATTGGCCCGTCTAGGTTCATCACGGGTCAAAAAGAGGGCACTCATCATTGAAGACAGCCTGGAAAAGCTCGCAACGCTCTACATGAAGTGTATGCAAGCCTACAATCCCACGCATTTCAAAGACATTAACCATTTACCGTTCATTGCTGAGCAATTTACCAAAGATTATGTGGTGAAAGTGGATGCACACTCTAATTCACCCATCTTTGTAGAAGACCAGCGTCAGATGGCGTTCAATCTCCTCAAAGTGGGTGCAATTGATAAGGAAAGTCTGCTTGACTTGACAGAACCACCTATGAAACAATTGTTGAAAGACCGTTTGAAAAAGATGGAAGCCAAGCAAGCTCAACAGCAAGCCTCAGCTTCACCCAAAGGTCCTGAACACAAAGAGAAACCTGAACTCAAAAAGGTGGGATGATGGCTACAAGTCAACAGACACAACCTAAAGCTGACCAGCCACGGGTGCAGACCAGCTCGCTCAAAAAAACTGAATCCATGCCTAGCTTGACACGCAGTCAGTCAGGTGTTAAAAATGCGTCTGGCGGTAGGACTCAGAGGGACTACGCCAGGCAAGGTCGTTAACAACTTAAGGAGTACGTTATGTACAAAACTCATAAGCGTGGTCGCAAGACCAAGCGTTAATTGGTTCTTTTGCAAAGAAGAAAGGGGTGTGTCGCTCTCCCTAAAAAACGAGTGGCATAACTTTTCAAGGAGCGATACCATGAAACGTGGAGCAAAACGCACAAAACGCAGCAAGCGTTAATCCGCAAGGGTTAAGTCTTGGGGGCAGACTAAAAAGCCCCCACCTATTGACAAACTGTTAGTAACTTGTTGAAATACTGACATTAGGAGTTTATATGAGTGTTCCGCAAGACAAGTTAATGGAGTTGATGCGTGGCCCGCAGAGTGCTGGTGCTGCTGCTCCTACGCCCATGCCTAGTGCAGGGCCTGGCCCCCAGTCTGACGGCATGTCTCCTCCAATGGCTTCTCCCATGTCTACTCCTGAGCCAAAGATGGGAAGCAAAGAGGCTGCAATGATTAACATTGGCATGGCAATGGATTTGCTAGAGCAGTCTCTCCCAGCTTTAGGCAGTGAATCAGAAGAGGGTCAAAAGGCACTCACAGCGATTCGCAATTTGACATCCGTGCTTGGTCCACGTAAAAACAAAACCAACGAATTACAGCAGTCTGAAATTCTTCAGATGTTACAAACATTGCCACAGGCGGGTGGTGCAACCCCTGAAGGAAAAGCAATGGCAGCAGCACCTATTCCTGGTATGCCTCCTGCTGGCGGTATGCCTCCCCCGTCTCCCCCTCCTGGTGGAATGCCAGGTCTTCCCCCTCCCCCAATGTAAGGAAACATCATGGATTTATTTAAGCCAAGAGGCAACGCAGCTCCCCGTAGACCCACTGACACTAACCAACAAAACGGTGTTGTGACCAACACTCCCCGTTATTCACAGTTGGGTGGACTCAATGGTGCAAGCAAAGTATCCAAAAACGGTATGCAGGTCAAGAAGCCTGGTGACGGCAAGCGGGTTATTTAATTTAAAAAGAGGGTGTATCAATGTCTTTAGAAAACTTATCTTTAGAAGCTCGTGATGAATTGGCTTCCTTGGCTCAAACAATGGCTGAGGACCCCAAGACACGTGAGGCTTTTTTGCGCTTGACTCAACAAGTTAAGCCTGATTTGCAGATTCCTGAAATTCAAATCAAGGATTCAACTCGTGCTGAAATCAATCAGATTAGGCAAGAGAATGCTGCTCTTCAGGCCAAAATGAGAGAAAGGGATGCTCTTGAAGAACTATCTAGCAGACGCAATAGCTTGGTCAAAAAAGGTCTTATTGAATCTGAAGACGAAGTTAAAGACGTTGAGAAACTAATGCTTGAGCGTGGTATTACTAACCATGAAACCGCAGCCGAATATCATAACTGGATGAAGCAAGCTGCCAAGCCTACACCATCTGGTTACAATCCCAATGCCATGAGCGGGTTTGACCTGAAGGGTTATTGGAAGAATCCCGTGTCTGCTGCTAGAAATGAAGCAGCCAAGGCATTGAATGAATTGCGTAATCCTAGAGGCATGAGGCCCATAGGATTAAATTGAGTTGGTAAAGAGGGTTTAATTTGTAGGGGCAGTGATGCCCATCTTTAAGGAGTCGTTATGGCTATAGGTGGTGGTATTCTGCCAGCAACAGGGTCGAGTCAGTTTACTGAGTTAACCTACGTTACCCGCAGAGCTTTTATTCCAAAACTCGTTGTACAACTGTACAACAGCACGCCCTTGATGGCAGCATTGATTGCAAACAGTCAACAAGCCTCTGGTGGTGTGTCTTCTGTAACCGTGCCTGTTCAGGGTGCTCAATTTGTGAATGCTCAGTGGTCTGACTATTCTGGTTCATTTAACCAGCCGTCAGTTCAGCAGGGTGCTTACAACGCTGAGTATGACCTCAAGCTAATGATTTCTCCCGTACCGTTCCTCGGTATGGAGGGAGCCGTTCAGCAAGACGCAGCTATTATTCCGTTGATTGAAGCTCGTATGAACGATGCAACCAACGTGATGATGGATGCAATGGCAACAGCTTTGTACAACAACACAACCAACAACCAACAGTTCATCGGCTTGCCCGCTGCTGTGGATGATGGTACAGGTGGTTCTACATACCAAGTCACTTACGGTAACATCAACCGTAATACCAATACCTGGTGGCAGTCCAAAGTGTACGCTGCTGGTAACACAAACCCCACAAGACAAAACATTCTCCAGTACATCTCTGGTACAGTGAAAAAAGGCGCAGAAATGCCTTCTTTCGGTGTCTGCGGATTTGGTACTTGGACATTGTTGGCTCAAGACTTTGTTGGTCAAGAGCAATATGTTATTACCCCAGGTTCAGCCTTTGATGGCGATAACAATGGTCCTCAAGCAGCATTCAGAGCACTGATGGTTGCTGGTGTGCCAATTTATCCTGACCCATACTGCCCAGAAGGTACGGTCTATTTCTTGAACACCAACTACTTGAGCTTGTACATCCACGAGCAAGGTTCATTTGTGTTCACAGGATTTGAGTCTACTCTTCCCAACTGGCAGATTGGTTACGTTGGTGCGGTTATTATGATTGCCGAATTGGTAAGCGTGAAACCAAAATCAATGTCCAAAGTCACTGGCTACAACTACTTGTCACTATAAAGGAGTTCAGTCATGTCACTTTCACCCAATAAAATCATTCTTGCTAATGCAGCGACCAACACCGCTGGTGCATATTTTGAGCCTACCGCAGTCAACGCTACATCTTCTGGTGTAACCGTTCCTGCTGGTTTGTATCAAGCGTTGCCCACGGCTAACGTCTACATTCAGTTCAACACTTCTACCAACATTGCTTCACCAACTTGGACCAACATCCTAGCTGCAAACACTGCTGGTATCGTGTGGTCTGACGGTACAAACGTGCAAGCTGTATCTTCCAACACATCTGCAACCATTACGCTTTACGGCTCAAATGGTGGTCAAGCTGTGTCAGGCACTTACAACAACGTCTAAGGAGCACCTAATGGCTAATCCCGATTCAGTCAGTCAGTTTTACTTAGATTCTTTTGGGAGCGGTCGTATTGGTACTGTTCAAGCCACTCAGTTCAACACGGCTGGTAATGCTGTCATTACCATCCCGTTGCTCAATGGTGGTATGACCAAGGGTGCTGCGGTCAATTCATCAGGTGCAGTAATTGTTCGTAGAATTACGATTAACAACCCATCTGGCTCACTGGCTTCAGCCAATGTATCTATCACCACTAGCAATGACGGCAATGCAAGCAATGCTGTTGTAGCCAATGTGGTGTTGGCTAACTTGACTGCAACTGGTTTGTATCAAGACTTGACAATTGCCTCACCTTACAGCACCACAACCGCAGTCAGTGGATTTAACACCAACGCTTTATACGTGAATATCAACACAGCAAGTGGAAACAGCAACACTGCTAGTATTCAGGTATACGGTGACGTAGTTACTTTCTAATGAATGTTTTTGTAACCAATCGTAGTGAAGTACCGTTGACCGTAGGGTATGACGGTACTCTTTACGAGTTTAAAAAAAATGTTCCTGTTGAATTGCCTTATGAAGGTGCTGTGCGTCTTTTTGGGCATGAACAAGAGGACAAAGAGCCTATTCTAGTTCGCTATGGATGGATTAAACTTCATAGTGAATTGGAAGAAGGTTTAAAGATTTTGTCTCGGTTTGAGATAACAACTGAGAAACCTAACAGCTCGCAACCCTCGGCTGTAGGCGTAGTACCCTTGCGTGTTGAAAAACATGCAGGGGGAAAATCCTCACAGAGGGCAGCATAACATGGACGCTAAATGGCAACCTTATCTTCCTATCTCACGGAAGTCCGTAGGCTCTTGCACGATGCCAATGGAGTCTTCTGGTCCGACTCGGAGCTGACGGACGATATCAATTCTGCCCGTGAACGAGTCGTTAGAGATACTGGTTGCCTACGTACCCTGATTGTTTCAGCCACCCCTATAGGGGCAGATGGTTCAGCAGCTATACCTTGGGCTGCTAATCTTGCTGTTACTGCTGGTCAGTACATCTTTTCCAACATTTATACCTATCAAGTCACAACCAGTGGCACGCTAGGTACATCTGCACCTCCCTATCCAACAGGCAATGGTGGATTTCCACCTAGCACGCCTTTTGCTAATGGCACAGCGTATTTGACCTATTACGCTCCTGCTGAAATTATTCCGTATTCAGCTTTGAATGTTACCAATCAGATATTGGATGTCCTCAATGTCACCATTTATTGGGGCAATAGTCGTATTCCGCTCAGATATTTGCCTTTTAGCAACTTTAATGCCCAATTGAGATATTGGCAGAATTACATTGGTAGACCCGTGTGTTTCTCTGTTTATGGTCAACAACAAATTTATATTGGTCCTGTGCCTGACCAGAGCTATTTGATGGAAGTGGATACGGTAATATTGCCTTTGCCATTGTCTCAAAACACACCCAATGCTGTAGACCCTATCAACGACCCATTCACGCAACCTGTAGCCTTTTACGCTGCTTACAAAGCCAAGTATAAAGAGCAGAGCTATGGTGAAGCAGAGATATATCAGCAACAATACAAACAACAAGTACAGGCAGCTCTCAATAGCTCCTTTACAAGACGCATACCTGACCCCTACTCAACACCGTACTAAACATGGCAGCAGCAGAACAGAAAAAGTCCTATGCCATTATTAAAGCCTTCAAAGGTTTAAATACCAAGGCTAATCGCACGGCTATTGAAAAAGAAGAGTTCAGTTGGCTGGAAAATGCTCAGCCTATAGGCAGTGGCAATATCAAGATTGTGGCTGCTCAAAACAACCTGACATTTGCAAGCAATAGCAGTGCCAACATTGTGACCAGTGCGAATGTTGCGTCTTTTTACTCCACCAACATTAACCTGACAGACTATTTACTGGCATTTGAGAATGACGGTAGAGGAGAATATGTCAGCATCACCTCTTCAGGTTCTGGTAACACGGCAGGAAATATTGCTACAACAGGTACGTTTTCCAATGCAGGAGTGACGTATTGCCAGTACAAAAATCAGTATGCGGTGATAGGTGACCCCAAAAAAGGTTTGTTTGCTTGGGATGCAACACACCTCAATCCTGTTGGTAGTGTGGGCAGTATTGGTATTACTGTGCCAGGTGCAGGGTATACAGAAGCACCCAATGTGGTGATAGACGCACCTACATCAGGATATGGCGTGCAAGCTACTGCTGTGGCTACCGTGACCACAGGTGCGGGAGGCGTGGCTTCTGTGACAATCAATGCTGGGGGTAGTGGATACACTACTTTGCCAACAATAACATTTAGTGCGCCAACTACGGCTGGCGGTATAACTGCTCAAGGTGTTGCGACAATTACCAGTGGCGCAGTTACAGCAATAACAGTTACAAACCCTGGTTCAGGTTATATTTCAGCTCCAAGTGTCAGTTTTTCAGGTACAGGTGGAGCATCTGCTACAGCCACGTTAGTACAGGGCTCTCTTAACAGCATTACCCTTACCAACGCAGGATTAGGTTACACATCACCCCCCAATGTTACTATTTCGGGTGGTGGTTCTAACATCACAACAACCGCAGTAGCCATCACTTCTCTCATTACTTTTGCCACAGGCACAGTGGCTATTTTGGTGACAAGCGGTGGTTCTGGATACACTTCTGCACCTGCTGTGACCATCACAGGTTCTGGTACAAACGCTGCAGGCACGGCTATTTTGTCAGGTGGCTCTGTCACGCAAGTGATTATGACCAACCCAGGCACGGGTTATGATGCCAGCACCACAGTGTCTTTTGGTGCTGCACCTATGGGTGGTACAACTGCCACGGGTATAGCCATTACCAACACAGATGGAATTGTGGATGTAGCCACGTTTTCAGGGCGTACTTGGGTGGCTGTGGGGCGTACAGTCTATTATTCAGCTTCTACAAGCCCGTTTGACTTTACGTCAGTAAGTGCTGGCTCACTGACATTGACAGACGAAACCCTGCACGGAAACATCACGGTTCTGTATTCAGCCAACAATTTCTTGTACATCTTTGGTGATGACTCGATTAACGTCTTTTCAGATGTCAGGGTTACCTCTACAGGGGCAACTCTGTTTACCAACACCAATGTGTCGGCTTCTGTGGGTACTAAGCGTATTTACGCTATCTTTCCGTATTTCAGAAGCCTGTTGTTTATGAATGACTACGGTATTTATGCCCTGGTTGGTAGTACAACATCCAAGATTTCAGACCCGTTAGACGGTATTTTCCCCTATATTGACTTCTCACAGCCTGTGACTGGGGGGCAAGTGCTCCTCAATAACATTTTGTGCGCTGCATTTAACTTCTACGTTAATTCATCTTTCCCACTAGGCCCTGCACCCAGTCGGTTTATCCAAGCTGTGTTCTTTGAAAAGAGATGGTTTATTACCTCACAAGGCAACGGTATCAATTATGTGACTTCTGTACCTGTAGGAGGTGTTGTAAGCCTCTACGGTGTGGCTACAACCACGCTTTACAGGCTGTACAACAACCCGTCAGCCAATATAGCGTCTTATATTCAGACTGCTCTGGACCCTATGGGGGACAGTATCAGGACTAAACAAGCCCTGAAATTTGGTGTAGAAGCGACTTTGACTCAGGGTGGCACGTTCTATATCACTGTAGACTCAGAAAGCGGTTCTAGCCCCGTTTACGTGCTTTCTACCAATGCGTCTTGGATTAACAATGTAGGCACGACTATAGGTTGGACAAATAATGCGTCTGCTACGATAATTTGGGTAACAAGCAACGGGTATTATCTGTACAAATCAGATGCACAGCAGTATGGTAAATATCTAGGGTTAACCCAGACCAGCAACAGTGCTGCGTTCACGGTTAACACATTCGAGTTTGAACATGAATTAAGAGTGAGGTTCTAAAATGGCTGTTCCGTATACATTTGGCTCTGCAACATCGGCTATTCCACTTTCACAGTTGGATAGTAACTTTGCCACTGCTATCACACTAGGGTCTACAGCCCTGACTTTGGGGACAACTACAACTACTGTTGCAGGGTTAACTCTCACATCTCCTGTTATTAGCACGATTAGCAACACAGGCACATTGACTCTGCCCACAAGTACAGATACTTTGGTAGGTAGAGCAACCACAGATACGCTGACCAACAAGAGTATCAGTGGAAGCACAAATACACTTACAAATATCCCCAATAGTTCGCTCACCAACACCACGGTGACCATAGGTAGCACGAGTATTGCTTTAGGTGGCACGGCAACTACGGTAGCTGGCCTGACACTTACAAGTCCTACCATGACTACCCCCATATTGGGTACACCTACTTCTGGCACGTTAACAAATTGCACGGGTTATCCAACATCTGCGTTGTCGGGCACTATCAATCTTACTTCACAAGTCACAGGCACATTACCCGTAGCTAACGGAGGCACAGGACTCACATCATTCACCGCCAATGGTGTGGTGTATGCAAGCTCTACAAGTGCTTTGGCTACTGGGTCTGCGTTACAGTTTGATGGAACTAACTTAGGATTAGGAGTTACTCCTAGTGCTTGGGCATCACCAGTACAAACTGCTTTGCAACTTAAAGGCGGTGCTTCTTTTGCTTCTTGGGGTTCATATGGTGGTGCATACACTGTTGCTAATGCTTTTTACAATGGCACAAACTGGAAATACTTAGCAAACAATTTGGCTGGTTTGTATGTAAATGAAAGTGGGGTTCACGCTTGGTCAACAGCCGCATCAGGTTCAGCAGGAAACAATGTTTCCTTTATCCAAGCAATGACACTAGACACTAGTGGTAGATTATTAGTGGGTTGTACATCAACAGACTCAGGCGCTCAATTCCGTTTTCAATATGGTTCAGGTCAAAATGGTTTGCAACTATTTGACAATAGTGGTGCAAGTGGTAGCACATTTGTTATTTTTGGCATTAATTCAGGTGGAAACGCCAATATTGGTTCTATTGCAAGGGTTGGAGCGACAGCGGCAGTTATTTACAACACAACTTCTGATTATCGTTTAAAAACTGTTACTAATCCTGTGTCTGGTCAAGGGGAACGAATTGATGCTCTTAAACCAATTGATTATGTATGGACAAAAGATGGACAAAAAGCCCGTGGTTTCTTAGCGCATGAATTTCAAGAAGTATATTCAAACAGCGTTACAGGAACTAAAGATGGTGTAGATGCTGATGGAAAACCAATTTATCAGCAAATGCAAGCCGCAACATCTGAAGTAATTGCTGACCTTGTTGCTGAAATTCAATCACTTAGAAAACGCATATCAACTTTGGAGAATAAATAATGGCAAGCACTTACAACTGGATTGTGGAGCAGATGGACTGCTATCCCACATACGAATCACAAACAGACGTAGTCTTTACAGTTCACTGGCGTTGCAATGCAACATCAGACCAAACGCACGTTGTCAATGGTCAGACTGTGCCTTATACAGCAACTATATACAGCACACAATCTTTGACTTACACCGCTGGGTCACCTTTTACCCCGTTTGCAAGCCTAACGCAACAAGATGTGCTTAATTGGATTTGGGGCGCGGGTGTATCAGAAACAGGCACACAAACCGCATTGGATGGCATGATTAACGCACAGATCAATCCTACTGTGGTGACACCTCCCCTTCCCTGGACAACACAAGGAGCATAAAAATGGAAACAGTAACTCTACAAACTCAACTTGTTAATGTCATTCTTCAGTATTTGTCTACCAGACCATACAATGAAGTGGCTCAGCTTATAGCCGAGATACAGAAACAAGCCACTCCACCAGCTCCCGTGGAACATCAACAATGAGTGTAAATGCGCCATTCACACCCTCTGGCAACACCGTTGTCTTTGCTGCTGCGACCACCGCACCCACACCCGTACAAGTACCATCTAGCACTCTAGGCGGTAATCAGTACCGTATCCTCAACAGTGGTACTGTGCTTGTCTATCTAGGAATAGGCAGCACATCTACCAATGCCACATCTAATGCCGCAGTCATCTCTACAACAGGTGGAGCTATACCCTTGCTACCTGGCACAGATGAGATACTGACATTTACCCCCAATGCCTACTTCACAGGCATCACAGGCTCATCCAGTGCTAATGTGTACATAACCCCAGGAGATGGGTCTTAATGTTAAAGACAGTCAGCAGTTTTGGTTTAGGTGCTCTGGTATACCAAGGTTCTTGGAATGCTAGTACAAACACGCCTACACTAACCTCTTCTGTTGGCACAAAAGGAAACTACTATGTTGTTTCTGTTGCTGGTACTACTAACCTTGATGGTATTGCATTATGGTCAGTAGGTGACTGGGCAGTCTTCAACGGTTCTACTTGGCAAAAGGTAGAGGGTGGCACATCTGAGGCTTTTGTAACCATCACCGTGACCAGTCTCACGGGTTACATGTATGCCAACAATAACAGCCCTGTGACGGCCTCTACAACCATTCCTGTAGCCAATGTCTCAGGTGCAGTACCCAATACTGTCAACATCATTGCAGGAACTAACCTCACAGGAGGTGGTGCTCTTACAGGCAATGTCACTATTAACAACCCGTATAACGGCACAGTCACCTCTGTAGCCACGGGTACAGGGCTTACAGGTGGGCCTATAACGGCTTCTGGAACTATTTCTATAGCCACGACAGGTGTTACTGCTGCCACTTATGGCTCAGCCAGTGCAGTGCCTCAAGTGACTGTCAATGCTCAGGGTCAAGTGACTTCTGCATCTAATGTCTCTATCAGCATTGCACCTAGTCAGATTAACGCAACTATACCCAATAGTGGGTTAGCCAACAGTAGCATTACCCTAGGAAACACGACTATTGCTTTGGGTGGTACGGCTACCAGTGTAGGCAATTTGACGCTGAACAATGCCACAATCGTCAGTTCAAACGTGAGTATTACAGGTGGGACTATCAATGTGCAAACAACAAATATTACAGCTACTGTGTCTTCTACCGCTACTTACGGTACTGCTAGTCTGCCTCTACAGCCTTTGGGTTTTCTAGAGGTTGACTTAAATGGCACTGTAGTCAAAGTTCCTTATTATGCGGTGTAAACATGGATACACAACAAGTCTTTGACATCATCATCGGTCTATCTGCCTTTATGGGTGGTTGGATACTCAACAACATCACCAAGGCTATAGAACGCCTAGACAGTGATGTGAGAGACATGCCCAAGAACTATGTCACAAAAGAAGACTATCACAGAGACATAGACGAGATTAAAGACATTTGTAAACAGATTTTCAACAAGTTAGATGACAAAGCGGATAAATGAATAACGATGATTTGTCTTATGTTGAGTTTGGAGATACAGAGGGTTTAGGAAGGTTCTTGTTTGAGAACGGTGTTCAGCATCAGTTGTTTTACGAGATTCTTGCTGACCAAGGAATACTTGTGCAGAAATATCCGTTGATAGATGCGGATACCAAGAACCTTGATGACTGGTTGTTTGTGCACAATCAGGAGCATGAAAGGTTAGCCAGTGTTCTGAATCTTGACAATCCGTTTCAGTTGCTTGATAGTGACTGGAATGTAGAGGAAGACTTTTATGACTGGTTAGGGGTGCACTTGACCATTCATCAGCAAATACAAGCAGCATTGGGAGTATCAAGTTAATGGCAACCGTAACTAAACAGCAGATTGCTGACTTTGTAGCAGCCAATCTGGATAACCCTCAAGCAATTGCAGATGCGGCTGCACAGTATGGCGTGTCCTCTAGTGACATTGCCAGTGCCATGAATGTTGACGTTGGTGCTGTTACCAACTATTTCAACAACGCTTCTGTAGCTCCTCCTCCAGTAGATACAACACCAGCTCCCACACCTACACCCACACCTACACCCACACCTACACCCACACCTACACCCACGCCTACACCGACTCCTGCTGCAACACCTGACACGTATGTCAATCAATATACAGGTCACGTGATGCAAGCCATACCTGGTCAGCTAGATGAGGCTGGTAATCAAGCCTATCTGGATGTGACGGGTACGGCTATCAACGCTGCGGGTGGTGGCAATAATTGGAGCACAAACCTATTACAAGACGCTGTGTCTATAGGCTTGGCCTATGCTTTACCTATTGCAGGTGAAGCTATTGCATCAAGTTTAACAACGGCTGGTATAGCAACATCTGCGTCTGTGGGCACTGCTTTGGCTGCCGTAGGCACGGGTATTGCTCAGGGTCAGACGCTAGACCAAGCCATTGCCAGTGCTGCACCTAGTCTTATTGCCTCTGGCGTAATGAGTCAAGTGGATTTGGGCAATTTATCTGACTCTATTAAGACCAATCCTACGTTAGCCAACGTGGTCAACAACGTGGCAGGTAGTGTCATTGCGACTGCTGCCAAGGGTGGTACGGCACAGGATTTGTTGACAAATGCGGTTGCTGCTGGCGGTGGAACGCTCATAGGAGACAGTTTGCAGGGTCAAGGCGTGTCTCCATCAACAGCACAAGCAGTGGGTAGAACTATAGCAACTACGGCTGCGACAGGCAATGTCGTGTCAGGTGCGGCTGCTGGTGCTGGGTCTTTGGGTGGTACGCAAGCGTCTCAGAATGCGGTAACTCGCAATTTTGATAACATGATACCCACAACCACGGCTGATGGTAAACAGACATTTTTTGACCCCAAAACAAGCATTACTTACAACGCAGATGGCAGTGTGTACGCACAAGCTCCTGCTGTTGGTGGCAAAGGTGTAAGAGACGATTCTCCTACTGTTGAACCCACGCCTACACCACCGACTAAACTTGCTACTGCTTCTCAAGACGCACAAAACTTAATAGCCACAGGCCAGTGGACACTCAGCGCAGATGGCACTTATGCAACTGACAGAGATGGCAATATTCACTATAAAAATGCAGATGGTAGCTTTACCGACCCAACATCCAGTGCTGTTACGCCAACACCCTCAGCAACAACTCCTGCGGGACTGACAGTCGTTAAATCTTCAGGGGGTGTGGGTGTTCCTGGTCAACCCATGACAAATTTCTATCAAGTTACAGATAGTCAAGGTAATTCTTATACGCTACAGACAACATCGGACTTAACCGTTGGTTCTGTAGTAAATCCAAATATTGGCACGTTGACTCCCACGCCTGGTGCGGTGACAGGTACACCCACAGGCACAGATGTCACTACGCAACCAGGCACAACATTACCAGCCAACACGCCCTCATCTGTGACCAGTGCGCTACAAGAAATTGGCGGTATTTTAGGTTTGGGTACTGATGACCCCTATGCCATTTACACCACGTTGATTAGCGGTGGAGCTACAGGAGCTGGTGTGGGTAAAGGTATATTGGGTATAGATACGGCTACTAAGCAATCTATAGCTGATATTATAAAAAATACTACATTTCCAGACTCCAATATACAAGCCAATCTTTCAAAAGCAGTGGCGCAAATACCCACTACGCCTACTAAACCAGTTACCCCTGTAACCTCAACAACTCCTGCGCCATCCACAACAGCAACTCCTACACCTAGCACAACGCCCAGTGGAGGAGGTGCAGCCAGTGCAACACCAGAAGATAGCAAAACAACCTCACCAACCACTACCAGTGCTGCGGGTGGACCTACTGTTGGGTCAAGCGTTTTAACCCCTTCTGCTCCTGGTGGACAGGCTGTTATACCAGGTGATATTTCTGTATCCACAACAACAGGTGGAAAAAGCACGGGTGGTCCATCTACAGGCACACCAGGCGGTACACAAACAGCAGGGCCTGGAGGTCAGCCTGGTCAACCTGGTCCTGCGCCTGGGGGCACACCTGGCGGTACGGGCACAGGTCCAACAGACGGAACTACAACAGGCCCAGCAACAACTCCTTCTACAGGACCAACTGAAGGCCCGTCTACGGGGCCGTCCACAGGTCCGTCTACAGGCACAACATCTGGGCCAGGGGGAAAAGGCACGGGTACTCCCGCAGTGACAACTCCAGAGGTTTTAGGGCCTGTTACAACACCCGATACCACACATCCAGATGAAGTACCGCCTGACATTACACCTATCACTGTAACCACAAGTGTTGTGAAACCGCCTACAATTAAGGCAGCGTTACCCACAATTCAAGGCCAGTTTGCCAATCCCTTGACTCCCGCAGTATCTCAATATATACCAGCAGGTGAGATACCAGGCCAAGAGACGGGTAAGAAACCTGAAGATGTGTGGAATCAAGAATCTTTAAGAGAAGGGCTAGGAATTTAACATGGCTACAGCAATTAAAAACCTCACCAGAATGGGTACAGATGTACGCAAGATAGCTGCGCTTTTGAAAGCAAAAGCTCCAGAGGGGCACATGCTTGCCTATATTTCCCCTGAAGAAGCCCAAGTCCTCAAAGACAGAGGTGGTAGCGGTAAGCCACATGCAGATACTGGAATACCCTCATTTGAGGACATAAATACTAGTGCAGGTGGCACATCTGATGAGTATGGCACTGTTGGCACAGGTGGAGGATTATCCAGTCAAATTCCAGACACGGGCGGAGCCACAATAGAGCCATCTGTTACTTCACAGTTTTCTGATTTGTACCCTACACAAGCAGGTTCAACAGAAGTAAGTCCATCTACAACATTTACTCCTAGTGGACAATCTTTTGCGGGTACTGTAGGTGGTTATGGTCAAGAGGGTCAAGACTATACTTTTGCACCTGGTGGTGCACCTGCTCAATATGTACCTGCTGCAAATGCAGTAGCACTTCAAGAATTGGGCGGTGCTGCACTAGCAGACCAAGCACAGGCTAAACCTCCAGAAGCCCCTAAAGGCATGTCTGACCAAACCATGAAACAACTAGGCGTGGCAGGATTGGGTGCTCTTTTGGGTGCTTCTCAAGCTCGCAAGGCTGCTGCTTCTGGTCAAGCGGGTGCACAGCAATTACAACAGTTAGCCACGCCCTATCAAGTGCAAGGTCAACAATTACAAGCACAAGCACAATCAGGTCAGCTTACTCCCGCAGGTCAGCAGTCTTTACAAGCACTACAGGCTCAGGTGGCTCAGGGTGCTCAGGCCAGAGGTGGCGTGGGAGTACAGCAAGGAGCTGCTGCGGTAGAGGCTTTGCGTCAACAGTTGTTGGCAGGTCAGTATCAGCTTGGCTTACAAATTAGCGGTATTGGTGACAAGATTGCTACTGGTGCTATTCAAGCTGGTATGCAAGCTGACCAGTATACAAACCAGTTGACAAGCAGTTATTTCAACAACATTGCTCGTATTGCTTCTGGTATACCGTTGACTACGACTACCACGACAACACCATAGGGTTAACATGGCTGAACTAGACTTACTCAATTACCCAGGTAGCAAACTCGGTGCTATTACCAGCCCAGCTCCGTCTGTGCTAAAACCCAGTACCAAGCAAACACCGCTAGGTCCTCAAGACAAAGGTCAAGAATATTTGGCTCAAATTGAACCTGAGATGGAAGAACTAAAAAAATCTACTCTTGCCAAATCAGAGGTAGAGACTGCACAAAAAGAACAACAAGCTCAAAGTCTTGCTAAAAAACAACAGGCTTTGTCTGAAGCCACAAGTGCTGAGCGTCAAGCTATAGAAGGTTCTGCTCCATACCAAGAAGAG